GCGGCTATGAGAAGGGGCACCCACTGGAGCGTCCCAGCGCGGCGCACTAGCATCGTTTCGTTGACCGTGGCAGGCACCACGGAAGCGGCCCCCTGTGCGTCCCACGCCGCGATGGCGGTGGCGCTGCCCGTATGCCCTGCCGATGCCCACGCGAGGGCACTGAGGGCAGTGTGCGCGGGCACAGGGGGCGTCCCGTGCGAGTGGTCCCCGCGCGCGAAGTTCGTCGACACGCCGACGACAGGCGACAGGCCCGGAGTGGTCCCCGACACGACCGTAGTCGAGGGCGTACCGCCACCACCCGTGGCAGCGATGTGGAGCACAATCTCATCTGGTTCGCTTATCGACCCAGATGTAGACAGACTGATGCCTTGACCAGCCGAAAAAGAGGCGACACGCTGCACCATGTTGAGCTTACGGTACAGCGCAACGCGGATCACGGTAGCGTCTCCACCCAGACATGCGGCGGGGTAAACGTCCACCCCTCGTCAGCAGCCTGCTGTTGTAGGAACGGCGGGCACCCAAGGAAGTATCTGCCTGCATCCGGATGCTGGGCGAGTTGCGCGTCAATGTAGGACTGAGTCGCGTCAGCCTCAAAGATGAGCCACGTTTGGGAGGTCATACCAACACCACCACCTGGACTGAGCCAGGCCTACCTGCCGTACCCCCACCACCTGCCCCAAAGCCAATGCCACCGGCACCACCGAGAGCTTGGACAATCCCAGCAGAAGCCACACTTGTGGTGGTGGCAAGGAGGACTGCCCCGCCGCCGCCGCCTGCACCGCCGCCTGCGTCACCGGCAGTTCCTGCGCCGTTCGCGCCTGCGCCTGCGTTGGCCGAGATGCGCCCAGCGTTCACCACAGTCTTCGCCGCAACCCAGACAAGACCTGCGCCCGCGCCGCCGCCGCCGCCTGAGCACAGGACATTGTTGGAGCCGCCGCCGCCGCCACCGCTGCCACCGTTGAAGGCGAGCTGGGCACCACCGGAGTTGAACCGCCCCTGCTGCGGCCATGCTGTGCCGTGCCAGCGTTGTCCTTGGACGGGCTGCGTGCAGGCTCCACCGACGCCACCAGCGTTCGCTCCACCGGCCCCTCCGGCTAAGCCGGCAGGAGCAAGACCCGCACCGTTCAGGGAGCTGTTGCCACCAGAAGTGACACCGGCCACTCCGACCGCGTTTGTCCCACCGTTGCCGCCCCCACCGGCCTGCCCACTTAGCGTCTGCCGTGCTGCGAGGCCCGTACCTCCGGTAGCACCAACTGCGCCTGTGATTGGGTTGAAGTCATCGTTGATGGAGCCGCCCGCCTGGATGGTCAGCGTCCCCTTCACGAAGATGCGGAAACCAGCAGGCTTGAGGGTGCCGGTTCCCGTAATCGTCAGGTTGTTGTAGTACGTCTCCCTGCCAAGCGTGGTCAGGACAGCGAGGACCGCATCGCCATCCATGCCATCGCCAAACAAGCCATCAACCGTGGGAGTATACGCGCTGCCGCCGCCACCGCTGAGCGGCGTAGGAAGTACTTGAGAGCTGCCCATGCTACCTCCTAGCGGACGATGTCGAAGTAGACTTCGTATTGGAAGACGTTGTCTGCACCAGCATCCGGGGAGGGCTGAAGGTACAGCTTCCCACCCTCGTCGGTGAAGACGTAGACCTCAGCAACCACATCGAACAAGTCGGCTACCGCAGTTGCAGTACCCACGAACTCCTGGTTGATGCTGCCGTTCGCCGCACCGCTCACCTTGAAGATGCGCGGCGTGAAGTTGGCACCAGCACCAGCCGTCCGCTTGAGCTTGACGCGCTTAATGACGATCTTGGTGAGCCGGTCAGACACGACTAGGTCAGTCTGGGTAGTCGCCCCAGACACACCCGTCGTGCCCGTCAGCCGAGAGACGGGCTGAGGGGCGACGGCACTCATCAGGCCACCCGAACGAGCGTCACGACAACCGCGAACTCAGCGTTGCCACCGGGCTTCACGACGGTGAGGGTCACACTTGCTCCAGCCAAGAACGTGCTGAAGGTGTCGTCCATCAACGTAGATTCAACCACGGTTCCACGCGGCTGGTTGTTGAAGCTCAGCACGCTCGACACAGGGCTTGCACCGTTCTTGAGCACAACCGTGTTGGTGAACGCACCCGTTGCAGCGGAGATCTTCTGACCAGACACGCGCACGATGCGGCACTTGAACGGGAGCACGTAGGTCGTGTCGCCCGCAGCGTCAGCCGTGTTGAGGATGACCATGAGCGGAATGGCAGGAGCCGACGTTCCGCTAGGCGCAACAGGCGCGGAGTTTGCGACGATGGTTCCACTGAAGGCGTTGGCCTCCAGCTTGGGGGCAGTGACTTCACCGTTGTGGATGAACTGGCGACGGATGTAGGGCATGAGTCCTCTCTTTCAACCCCGCCACAGCCTGCGCTGCTAGCCCTCCAAGGTGGTCGGACCATCCGACTCCTCACGCTAGACCGGGGTCGCAAAAACCTACCACTTATTGTCAAGTCGCGCTACTTGAGCAAAGAGCTTGGGGAAGAAGAAGTAGATGGCCCGTAGACCAGAGCCTCAAGGCATCATCGACGGGGCAGCCGTCCGCGCAGCCATGCAGCGTGACCGCTTCGTGCAGATCTGCCGCATCGTCCGCGAGAACGAAACCATCGGGTGCCTAGAGATCACGCCCAACCAGCAGCTTGTCCTGCAAGCGTGCATGGACCACCGCTGGGTCATGGTGAAGAAGTACCGGCAGGCCAAGATCACCACGCTCATGATCCTCGACCTCCTTGGTCAGTGCATGTACTCCCCAGGCGTACAGGGCGTGCTCATCGCAGAGAAGTACGACACGGCTGAGACTGCATGGGGCCGTGCTCGATACGCCTACGACTACCTCCCCGACGCCATCAAGATCCCCTCGCGCTCTGGTCGCGACCCTGCCAAGCGAGAGCTGGAGTTCACGCACGGTGGCCGCATCAAAGCCATCACCGCTGCGACCGGTACGCCCGCCATCGGCAACTCTCCCGACCGTGTTGTCATCACGGAGTACGACGAGTTCCCCGACCAAGACAACTTCAACGAGCACTTCTTTCCATCGGTCGCAAAGCGTGAGAACGCTCGCGTCGTGATGGAGTCTACGCCGGGACGACAGGGCACCACCTCGCATACGATGTGGCTCAAGGCTCTGGAAGGCAAGAGCCAGTTCCACCCCATCTTCCTCAAGTGGTGGCTGGACGACTCCTGCACGCGACACGACTCTAGCTTTGTCCCCGACAACGAGGAGCTACGTCTCATCGACAAACTCCCCGGCATCACGCACGCCCATCTCGCGTTCCGTCGCCAGCGGCTCGATACCGAGTTCGTGGGTGACGACCGTCGGTTTAGGCACAAGTACCCCTACGGGGAGTACGACGGGTGGACGACCGACGAAGGGAACATCCTCCCGCCAGAGGCACTGCTGGTCATGCTCCCGCTTGCAACCCCGGTCAACGACGCGGAGGAGTACACCTTTGAGCCTCGCGAGCCAGGGTGCCCGTACCTTATGACGGTGGACCCCGCTGGCTACGGTGACAACGGTGACCCGTCAGCCGTTACCATCTGGAACTGCTGGGACCATAGCGAGGCGTTCTGCTGGTCGGGCCGCGAGGATCCGGGCCGTCTCGCCAACCGCATCATGCGCCTCCAGTCTCAGTGGGACTGCGACGTAGTGGTCGAGAGCAACGCTCCTGCGTGCGTACAAGCCCTTGTCGGCATGCGCTGCCCGAAGCTCTACCACACCAGCGCAAGCCACCCCGGCTTCTACACGACCAGCGTAGGGAAGAGTGCGGCCATCGTCACCTTGGTCGAGATGCTCCGTGCCGACGAGATCACGATCCGCAGCAAGCCCACCGTCCACCAGCTTCTCCAGTGGGATGGTGAGAGCCGCAAGCGTGGTCGTGGCGAGCACGGCAAGCACCACTTTGACCGTGCAATGACCGTGCTGATGGCTGCGGCGATGTTCCGCAAGCGCGGTTACGGGCTGCGTCCAGCAGGTACTCGACCCGCTAAGCAGATGAAGGCAGGCCAGACCGCCGTTATGAGCGCGGTAGACCTCGACGCATACTTCAAGCAGACTCGTCGCAAGACGCTAGGGATACACCCATGAAGGCAACCGAGTATCTCCCGACCATCCAGCGGCACATCCAGGTCTTTCAGTCCACCGAGAAGATTGCCTTCGACCGTCTCCTGCGGTTCTACCAAGGCAAGTTCTACTCGGACAAAGAGGGTGGCGGTCCCAGCGAGAGCGAGCTGATTACGACCAGCATCAATCTCACGTTCGCCATCGTTGAGACTGCGGTCAGTACGATGACCCCGCGCAACCCGCAGGTAACTGCGATGCTCCGCGCCATGTCTCCCGACGACAGCGTGCGTGGCCTTGAGGGTGTCGTCAACCTCGCTCTCGACTCAGCCGACTACTACTCTGAACTGACGATGCTCATTCAGGATGCAGTCCTGTACGGTCGCGCCGTCGTGAAGACGACATGGGATGCAGAGTCTGACCTCCCGATGGCAAGGGTCTGCGATATGCGAGGCGTCTTCTACGACCTCGCGGCTAAGCGTCCGTCCGACATTCGCTACTGGATCGAGACGACGCTGCTCAGCGAGGAGCAGTTCCGCGAGCGTGTAGCCAGCGGCATGTACGCACCGTGGGCCAACAGCGTCCAAGGTGACTCGTACCCGAAGTGGCTCATGCAGGACACGGGTACCAGCGTCAGCAGGCAAGACCTCAAGAACTTCCAGCCGTGGATCACGGTGTACGAAGTCTACGATGTCGAGTCTGGTCGCGTCGTCCACATCCACCCGGACAACCCGCAGCCTCTCATGGAGGATGAGCTCGTCTACGTGCCGTTCAGCCTGCTCACGCTGAACAGCAACGGGGAGGACTGTCGTGGCCTCAGCGAGATCTCGCTCATCTCCGACAACCAGGAGGAGTTGAACCACATCCGCACCTACCTGCTCAACATCGCCCGCTTGAGCATCCCAAAGGTCGCCTACGACTCGACGGCTGCACAGAGCGAGGACATGGCGATGGCGCAGGAGGCTCCGGTCGGGTCGTTGACCGGCATCCGCACGACCAATGGTCAGCCGCTCTCGACGGTGTTCCACCCGTGGCCGATGCCTGAGCCGCCCGCTGCGCTCTTTGAGATGGCGTCCTCGCTGGAGAAGAGCATCGCTACGGTGTCTGCCCTTGCCGACGCTCAGCGTGGACAGGTCACAGGCGCACGTACCGCGACCGAGTTGGCCTTGGTCGAGGGCCAGCTTCGCAACCGTCTGGCCTCTCGCCAGCGGCGCATCGACACGGTCACCATCGACGTAGCGCAGAAGATGGCGTTGCTCGTTGCTAAGTACATGCAGACCGAGAAGGTCGTGCAGCTCACCGGTTATGGCGAGCCGAAGACGGTCTACCCGCAGACCCTCGACGGTGTGAAGGCTCAGTTCAAGGTCGTGCCGTACTCCCCGATGGAGAGCAACCGCGCTGTCCTTCAGGAGCAGTTCAAGGCTGCGATGCAGTTCCTCATGTCGAACCCGATGATCGACCAGGTCGAGGTCACCAAGCAGTTCCTTGAGGTCTTCGCTCTGAGCCCGCGCCTGTTCAAGGGACCGCCCCCGCCTATGATGCCGCCTGAAGCGATGGCGGGTCAGACCGCAAACGCTGCAACCGGTATCGCTGCCGCGCCTCCGCTGGACGAGGCTGCGATGGCGCAAGCTGCCGGAATGGGCACGACCGAGGCATCGAACATGCCGCCCGTTCAGGCCGCAATGGCTGAGCGTGCAGCTCAACCCGTCACCTCTCAGGAGACGCTCGCATGAGCTTCGTGACCCATGACCTCCACTGCACCGCAGACCATTGGGAGAGCGACGTAGTGTACCGTCGTAACGATGGACCTACTCCCTGCCCTGAGTGCGGTGGCTCTCGCGTAGCTGGGTGGCTCCCGGTCGATGTCCGAACGGTCAACTACACCACGCAGATGTGGAAGCCGTTGAAGCACGACGGCGTGACCTACGAGTCTCGCGAGGACTGGACTGCCTACAAGGCGGCAGTTGAGCGCAACACGGGCCAGAAGATCGTGGAAACGACCAACAGCGATAAGCATGTGCGTGCAGACGAGTTCCGGCATCGTGCTTGGGCGACTCGGCAGGCGCATGGTCTTGACTCCACTCAGTGGCGCGAGATCGTAGGTGAACGTCAACGCGGGTACGACCCGCTTTCAGGGAGGACTATTCGTAATGGCCGATGAAATGATGCCGTCCGCAGAGGACATCAAGAGCACGATCAGCACCATCGTGGACAAGGCTGAAGCCGAAGGGAAGCTTGCTCCCCTTGCTGCGCTCATCTCCGAGATGAAGCTCCAGACCACGCCCAAGGCGTTGTTCCTCGCGGCCCAGACCCGCGACGAGATGCGTGGCAAGACTCCCGACGAGCTTGCCTCGATGATGCGCGAAAAGCCCACGGTCATCAACATCATCCTGTCTACCGCTCCGATGGGCGAGGACATGGAGGAAGAGGGCACCGAGGAAGAGATGTCCGCTAGCGAGAACGTGAAGACCAAGATGGACGCCATGAAGAAGTCTGCAAAGGACTCCGACATGGAAGAGGAGGACATGGCCGACGAAGAGATGGCGAAGTCCTACAAGTCCAAAATGATGATGTAGCTAGACCAGACCACAAGCAGGAGAAGCACGATGGAAACCGATACGACAACCGCATCGGCGGGAGAAGTTGATACCTCGACGGGGGGCGCAGTCTCTGATGCTGCATCTGTCGCTGGTCTTGCTTCTCCTGCTGCTGCTGCTAGCGGGTCAGAGGCTGCGCCCTTTGAATGGAACGGTGAGTTTGAGAGCCTGAGCAGGGCTGATTGGTGGGCAAAGCTCCCCGAAGACGTACGTCCCGTGCTGGAGAATGGACTGAAGTCCAAGTACGGCAACTGGCAGCGCGGCTACCAGAGCAAGTTCGATGAGTTCAAGAAGGGTCAGCAGACCTGGGAGCAAGAACGCACCCAGATGCGGTCGGAGATGGACAAGGTCAAGCAGAACCGTGACTGGTTTGAGCGGATGCTCTCTGCCGACGACTCCACCTCAGAGATGCAGGGCAAGCTCTCTGAGCTAGAGAAGTCCTTGCAGGAGCGAGACGCTGGCATCAACGACTGGAAGGGACGCTACGAAGCCCTTGAGACGGAGATCGCCAACCGTGAAGCTACGACGGAGCTGGACAAGCTTAAGTCTGATTACCCAGACATCTACGAGGATTACAGCGAGGATGCGAATGGGGCTCCCATCGGCGCATTCGCTGAGTACTTAAAGTTGCTGGAGGCCGGATACGAGACTGACCGTGCTGCGAAGATGGTCCGTGCCGTGATGCCCCAGAAAGCACAGCCTCCAGGCCCCCGGTCTGTCGAGTTGCCTGCGTCCGTAAGGCTTTCGCAGCCTGCCGGTAGGGCACCTCCTGCCTCGACCATGAAGCGTGAGCGTGAGTTCTCGTCGTTTGACGATGCCATCCGCGCAATGAAGTCTATGGCTCGGTCGGAACCCGACGACGAGTAGCCTTGCAGGTAGGGGCCGGTGCAAGTAGTCCTAGCATGCACCCCCCACACTGAAGGTGTCGTAGGCCACTAGGCACGACCGAGATGAGTGGGCAGGGAAGGCGAGCAAGCGTTCCTCCCTTCACCCACTACGGAGCCTACCATGGCTGTCTCTGTTGAACTTCTGAACACCACGCTGGCCGACCTCAAGGGTCCGCTGGTTAGCGCGTTCCTCCAGAACGTCCCCACCTTCCGCGCGCTTGAGAAGAAGGGTCGCATCACCTCTGATGGTGGCACCTTCATCGAGCGTCCGATCATGAGCGGTTCGCCCGCTCGCGGTACCGGTATCTTCAACGGCGACGAGACGCTGGACATGACCCGCTACAAGCGGAGCAAGAAGTACCAGGTCGAGTTCCACCGCGT